CCGGGGGTTGGTGTTTGCGTCACAGCAAATGCGTCTGCTGATTCGCGCACACTCCCCTGGAGGGCGCGACTTAGAGTCGAGAGCAGTGAAGCTCTCGCTCCACCAGTCACGACATACCTCCCCCGCTACCATCACTGGTAGCTCTCAACCGTTTTAGTACGGTCGAGCCCACCTCGGCTTGATGCGAACGGCACGAGGACGTCCAGCACGTTCCAAGTGTCTCTCATCAGCTGACGGCTCATCGCCGCGCTTTAGAAAGTACTTGAGCAAGGCACCCGAGCCATCTAATGAATCAGATGGGAGATCGGATGATACCACCCAGCCCTTAACCAAAGGGTGATGGAGGTACTCACATTCCTTCTCCTGATCGAAACCAAGGAAGGAGTAGCGACCTAGCACTGAGGAGGACTCTTCAACCCATGGAAAATACTTAAGTATTTTCTCGAGTTTTGAGTCCAACATTTTCACGGTCTCCCAATAACCGGCTTTGTAAAGCTGGTTACGTAGGGATACTAGTGAAATGATCTCAGGAACGTGACGACGAGAGGTAGGGAATTCTCTTCGGACCTTGACGATTGAAACGTCAAAGCCGTCATAGTACTCCTTACCACAAGACTCTCTGAATTTTCCAATCCAGAAAGACTTGTCTGAACCAACTCTTGCACCGAAGCGCTCGAGTTGATCAATCACGTCGTACACACAATCTACGGGAACAATGATATCATCCCCGTAGATACGCACCCCACTAGCGTGTCGCTTTAATGCGCTTTTGCTAGTGAACTGAGTGTTGAGCGATCTCTCGATTCCGAGGAAGACACAGGTCAGAAAGACCATCGCCTCAATCGGAAACGTGAGTGCTGAACCCATAGACGCGAACTTGGCAAGGCGTTGAACGCCATGACCAGGAACATCAGCCTTTCGAGACCGACATGCATCGACCGCCCCATGCAACTCGGGGAAGCCGGACATGAGAGTCCTAACGAGCTGATTCGAGACCCGATCGGATGCCTCGCTTAGATCAAGCGTGGCTAGATCGCCCGAAAGCGATCCAAGGCGAGCCATGTCCTGGTTAGGGACTTGGTCCGCGAAACCGAGCATTCGATTAAGGAAGGAATCCTTCTCAATCGACTCGATAAAGCCCTCGAGCACGGCCTGCTGTGCGTACTGCATAGCAGTCGGCTCGATTGCGATAATTCGAGGGGTCTTTTGCGTCTTAGGAACAGAAATTACCCTTACGGGTATCTCCGCACCGGGTTCGAGGAAGTGAATCTCGTCATAATGTTCGTTATAATAACGAGCATTAGGAAAGAGGAACTCTCCACAAGGAAAGAACCTCTCGAGACGAGTGGGCCAGGTTCGTTGCAGGTACTTCGCGTTTCCGCGAAGTTTATCTGCAGTTGCACCAGGACCATGCTTCGGCACAAGTTCGAAGTAATGAACCTTACGGGACATTTCAACGAACAACTGTGAGAAGAGGAGTTTCGACATTCGTGCAAAGTCGTCATGATCTGACGGACTAAGCACTTGGTCGTGCTCCTTCACTTCCTGCTCACACTGAATGTATCCATCCATTGCGGCCTTCTCTCTTGCATCACTGCAAGGAAGAAGAACCTTGCTGAACAGCAGCGTAAGCTGCCGAACAGCGAGGATTGCATCAATGTCTGGATCATCCAGCAACACACCAGTACAACGATCGAACACTCTCTCGAGGAAACCTCCGAGAAATCGGGGGAGACCTGCATGCCAAGAAAAACTCTTGAACATGCTGCGAGATACGAGCCCTTGGTCCAGACTTTTTTGGAAGTCTTTTCCAAAGGCAGGTAAGGTAATCGTGAGAAACGATCTACCCTCGTGTTCGTACCGTGCCAGGACAGTTTTCTTGTCCTTGGTGGCGCTAGTGTGACATCGCATAGCGGACTCGTCCGCTATGCTGTTCCAGAGCACTATCTGACTTTTCATACTACCTCCTAATGGGGGTTAGTATTCAGAGTTAGATAGGCAGGAGCGCTGGTCCCTTAGATCCTGACTTAAGTCAGGATCAATAGGAGCAACACCAATGCAAGCATCGAGCAGACGGCGGCAACCCCGCCCAACCCGATGATGATCATAAAGACGTAATCAATGTTAGACATGCCTTTCGACATGCCGACATGATGAACGTCAGGACGATCATTCACTAGATCACCTCCCTTCTAGAAAATCAAGCAACAGATCAAGAGGACTTCTCTTTAAGAGTTTTCCTCGTCTGTGCGAGATATTTCTTGATGGTTTCATTTGCGAGTTTGAGCTCTGGATCTCCTGAAGGAGGAGATACAGGTCGCTCAGGAGATTTACGGCGGCTAGCCACGCCGCTTTAACTCTCCTTCGCAATGAGCTTGGTGATCTTGGCACTCGATTCCGCGGTCAGGCTTTCAATAAGCCCGGTCACGATAGCGAGTACTTCAGCGTTCGTGTATCCTGCAATCGGTCGATCGATAACGAGTGAAACACTCGTACCGACTTGGACGTTTTGCGTAGTGATAAACGGGTCGCTGGTGATCTTGCTGTGGTCAATCCGAGCAACCTGTCGAATTCTCTTCCCTTCTTGGGTCGAGTAAGACAGGTCGATCAGACCGTCAGGACTCTCGTAACGAGACTTCATATCACCCGTGCTAACGCGCGGGAGAGACGTCGTCACGCCCGAGATTTTGACGGACTGTGGATCGGCTTGCGCCATCTAACGTGCTCCTTTAGTTGCGAGAGATTTATGTTCTCTCGGCTGATGGTTTGTAGTACAACTACAGCCGAACTCGGGTGATCCCGAGTGCAGCGGTAATGGCAAGCTGTGAAGGTGACAAACCCTCCCAGGTAATGCCAAATCCGAAGGGAGATGCTGGCCTCCTTACCTTGGCGACGTAAGTCGTCGTGGACGGAGGCGGTGGAGCGGGGTGGCCTTTAAGACCACTCCTATCCATACTACGGGTTATCGTGGAAGTAGTTTCTTCCATGATGTACCCATAGCGCATCATCAGACCGTACTGGTTCATACTGGTCACGTTATGAATAACGTCTCCAGTATTAGTGAACCAGTCTACGGCCCAGCTCCAGGGCGTTAACTCCCAAAGTACGTCAGGAGTAATGGTGAGTCCGAAAAGATAATCGGCCTCGCGTCGGTACCTCTCAACTGCCCCAAGTGAGTCACTACTTGGAAGCGGAGGATAGGTAAAGGCGCCTTTAAACCATTTACGACGAGTAGTCCTAAACTTCGTCGTTAACGTGCCTGGTGAGGACGTATCATTGAAGTTGCCAGTACTGCCTCCGATAAAGGAAGCGTACTTGCCTTCTTCTTTGATCTCGTACTCATTTTTCTCTACCGGGAACTCGTACCCCCGGCGGACCTGTCGGCCCGCGTCACGATCAAACTGCTTAAGCAGATCATCGTGCTCGCTTACGGCACTCCTAACATCGGAGATTTCCGATAGCAGGGGGACCCATCCGAATACGTGGTTCAGATACTCTGAACCCGCAGAGCGGATGAGTTCCGTTCTACGTTTCCAGGTTTGTGCACCGTGGATGGACGGAAGTCCATCCTTGATGACCTCACCTAGTCCCGTAGACAGAGTCGAGACAGGATTAGTGGGTGAACAGCGGGCAATAGCAGTTGCCCCAGAAGCGTCTAAGTCCGACGTATCAGTCGAACGAAAAGACATCTGGGTTGGCATACTAGTGTCCACTGGCACAGGACCAACACAAATCGGACCATGATACTCAATTGGTATCGTGCCGAAGAGTTTGGTTGACAGGGTAGCACTGGAATAACCGGTGTTTTCCTGACAGCGGTACGTGTAAAACGGACCGCCCTCACGATATTTCCCATCGCGGGATCTATGGTGCCCCTCCGAGACAGTATACTGTCTGCCCTTATCGATCTTATCCCCATATGGAGTTTTAACTCCAGTTTTGAGGTTAATTTCGTACCCGCCCTTGATCTTCCTTTCGGTCGATCGAGTGCGGGTCCCTAATGGGTCGGGCATAGAGAAAGCTCCTTCTTGGAAAAGGAACAATCACTTGTTCCTTTAGTGGATGTTGCACTGCGTGGCTAGTCTACGTCTCACATTTCTGTGAGCTTCGAC